CCGGCTGTAGTAGATGGGAATCTTGGGCTCGGCTGGAAGATGTCTTCCCGGCGGGCAAGATTCTGTGACGTCGATAATGTTCCAATGCCGAACCTCAAGACCAGTGTTCGCAGCATTGTCGATTTCCCTTTGAACAATAGCCCACGAGAATTCCCGAGTGGAAGTCAGAACGGTAATAGGTTGCTTTCCTTTCCAAGGAGCAGGGATGTACTTCGCGTCTTCATAGGCTTTCTTGTTTTCAGTCGGGATGACGTCAATTTCGTCCACGGACATGTAAGGGACGTGCTCGCTTCGGGAACCGGCGGTATTACAGATGACAATTTGAATGTAGTTGTAGATTCTTTCGTACGTTTCCCGAACAGCTTCGGGAAGACCTTCCCATTGAGCCTGCGTCAGGTTCTCGCCAAGCTCTGGATTGAAAAAACGAAGATATTCCAACCGGCGGTCGTTGCGGACCGTAACGAAAGGGGTTAGGAAAGATTTGTTGAAAAAGTCCTTGACGTAGCTCTGAGCTTTCTTAGACTGAATTTCAGTAGCTGCCATGTGAGCGCCACTGCGGCCCATGTGCAAAATCATTAACGCTTCAAGAATCGATGCGCCTAATGTTTTGAAACCGTCTCGGCAGCTGTAGGCCAGAATTCGACTGAAAGCTGGCTTATTCTTGCGGCTCTCGTTGTAAACTTCCCAGACAAAGTCCATCGGGGAAGAAGTTGATTCAGGGTCAACGATACAATCCGGAAGGTCAAGACCTATGTAACACCGTATCCAATCCTGAAGGTCTTCCTTCGTCTCACAGGAAAAGAATACAGCATTGGCTAGCCGGGCCTTATCTGATTCTGTCAGGTCGCTCACTTGACTCTCTTCACGTAGCCCCTGATGGTCATCCGGGCTTCATCTGCCGTCATGGCCTTTGGGGGGCCTGGTTGCTCGACCGCCTGGGGATTGTGGTAAGGGTCAATCGGTGGAGCTTTCTTGGCCCCATCTTGTCCCGTGAGCTTGAGCAGCATGTCGACAAAATCCTTGTACGTCCTGAAGCTAGCGTTTTTGAACTCTCCCAACTCAGCCGGGTCGCCGGTCTGCAAGAACTTCTTGAACTTGTCACCCATAAGCTTGTGGTAAACAGCCATGGCGTCGGCGGCAAAGACCACAGCCTCAAGGTGTGATTGTTGCACACGACTGCGGATGCCCTTCATCAACTCCAGCATGTGTTCGTTACGGAGGTCATCCCAGTGGTGGTCAAGACGAGCCTTGACGACGATGCCGAGACCAAAGCCTGGGTTGAGCTTGGCAATCTCCTCACAGCTATGGCCCTGAAGAAATAGTTCAAAGAACTTCCCAGCCGTCGAGGGCGCCAACGGAGCACCGCCGCCACGGAGGTACTTCTCGTGGGCTTCCTGCTCTCGTATGTTTAGAAGCTGCTCAATTGGCTGCGATTGAACTGTCAGAGATTGCTCTGTCATACTTTTCTCCTCGGTGGACTTGCACATTGCCGATTCTCACCTTGATGAGCCAATCACGACCGAGAAGTTTTCGAACTGAGTAATCCAGAATCGCCAAGTTGTTCTTCAGGTCTGAAGGCTTCCTTGCCTTAGGCTTGGGCTGAAAAATGAACGTGATTTCCTTGCTGTCAGTGTCAATCCGAACCTCGTTCGTGGCTATGTGCTTGAACAAAACTAGAGGCCATAGCTTCAGGTTAGCGAGCTGGAATTCAAATACTTGCCCAGTCCACTCCGTCATTTTTCGCAGGCTCTGTACTTGCTGGAGAGCATTCTTGTCGACTAGCGACGAAAGAGCGCGCTCCATGTCAATATTAAGTGGATTAAGCGACATGGCCAAACAGCCTTTCTTCTGCCATTGCTTTCAAGATTGCCAGCTCCGTCCCGAACTTTGGCTGGTAAGCGGCCGCGAACTTTTGAAAGGCTACCGAAATGCCTTCGCTCTCTTTCACCCGGGCAACTTGCACGTCGGTATTGACCATTCGAGGACGAGCACGACCGGTCCACAGGGGTTTGCGAGATTCCAACCAAGCTGATGGTCCCCGAACGTTGATGACGTATTCATGATTTGGGTTGAGAGAGGCTTCATTGAAGGGACTTTCGGGAGTGTCATCAACTTCGACTATCTTCCGGCAGTACCCCTCCGTAGAGTGAGCGGTGGCGCTGGCAACGGTCCCATTTGGACCATGAGTTATGACCCACAAGGCCTTATTTTGATTGGCATCGCTGGCCGTCAGCCACCGCGGAGAACCCACGTAGAAAATCTTTCCAAAATTTTGGGCTTTGTGAATGTGGCCGCTGATGACTTGACTCTGGGGGATGTCCTCAGGGTTGACACCATTCTTCGAGAACAGGCCGTTCTCATATTCAGAGCCGTTAAATTCCTGGTGGCAGTACACGGTCAGGCAATCCTTGTACTGATTGCAGACTTTCACGAATTCCCGAGGGTCAGGATAGTAGGGAAGCATGAGCATCTTGTCTATGACCATGGGTCTGCTGACGATGGTGACCCCAGGAGTGCCTTCAAACATCATCAAGGCATTCAATTTGTCCGCGGTCGTTCCGTCGCCGGTCATATCATGGTTCCCGGGCGTGATGATGACTTCAAACTCCGGCGGGCAGACAATCCCGAGAGTACCTTCGATAGCTTTTGGCTGAGTCCACTTCTTGAAAGTATCCTTCCAATAGCGAATGACTTCCTGACGCAGGAGCGCAAAACTATGAAAACAATCGCCGGTCACTAGAATCTTGTCAACCTTCTTTGCCCGAGCCAGGGCAAGAACTTCATCCGCCAGGCGCCCGCATTCTTCCAATTCCGTGACCTTGACGTGCGGGTCGCCGACGTCAAGATATGTCACCATGAACTTAGGTTCCACGGCGCACCAATTGGATGAGAGCCTCGGGACAGAGAATGAACTTCTTTCCTTCCTGCTCATAGACGTTCTTGGCGAATGGCTGGGCGTAGTTGTCTGCCATCACGAAAACCGTATCGCCGGCAAGAAATCGATTATCTTCCGAGGGAAAGACAACCCTGAGACCCGTCAGAGTAGCCTTCTGGCGAATGGTCGTAAAACCACTGCGAGTGTCTTTCTCAATAGACATCGTCGGAAATGGCTCCAGGGCAAGAACTTTACCCACAGTCCAGGCCCCAAATGGCAGGACCTGCATGTAGCCGGTTACTTTCGCATTCGCGTTCAGCAAAGGCTCATTCATACGAAACTCCTCGCATCCGCAACAATTTCTTTTCCATCATAGGAAGGTCCTGGATGGCAGCCTGCATGGCAATCATCGCGTCTGCTTTTTCTATTTTTTCCCCACCCTCTGTTGCCGGGTCCACGTACCTGCTGATTATACCATCTGGCTCGGATTCAGTTTCAGCATCAAGGCTCAGAACCGAGGCAGAAGCCAGTAAGTCAGCAATTTCCGCGGCGTTGGTTCGGTGAGCGGGATTGTCGACTTCAGCGTTGACAAGTTGCGACAGGGCCTCGTGGTCAATCTGGTCCGGAAATTGCCGAAGCCGTTTATTGGCACGATATATTTTCCGTTTGTCGACAGGGTAGAAGTGAATCAGAGTCTCAGAGTACTGCTCTATACGGTCTCCAATCATTCTTCCGATTGCCACGGCTCGGAACTTGCGATATTCCTCCAGGGCCTGTGTCTTAGTCATCCCGCGGGTGCTCCCGGGCACGAACTTGTCGATGGCTGCCAGGAGGCCGGCACAATGAATCTGAATCAGGTCCATATACGAGAGGTGAGACCTTGGGGTGCTGGACCAGAAAATTCGCGTCTGGCTGATAGCCAAGGGCATGTTCATTTCCATCAGTTCCCGACGGATGGATTCAATTTGCTTCGCCAAGGCGACGACTTCGCTACCGGCCCGCCATCGGTAGCAACGGAGGGCAAAGAGCACGAACATGTAATTGAACCGGAATCGATACAGAGACCGGTCGCGTTTCTTTTTCAGGGCGTTGCTGATGTACTTCGTGAAAACCGTCTGTCGTTCCCGGAAGTAGGGCCTGGCGGCGAGAATGTTTCGGCGT